GAGGCGCTCTTGAACCGATTTCGCCTGTATCGCTAATTCCAAAACTTTCAATATAATCGCGCTGCCCTTGCGGAACGTTACTTATCATCTGATCAATCATTGGCTGCGCTGAGTACCCTTGTATGCCACCCAAGTTTTGTACTGGTGGCAGATAGCTAGATGTATCGACTGTCGGCATTCCAAAAGATTGTGCTGCCATGTTTGTATATTGCTGAGAAAGTTGCTCTTGCGGTGACAGTGCTGCAACCGTAGGTCCGCTTTCAGGAATATATGTACTCATAAGGGGCGTTAAATCACGACCCATTCCAACGCCTTGCTGCAATCCCGTTTCAAACCACTTTGGCAGTGTGGCTTGCGTTGATTGTGTGCCGCCCTTAGACATTTTCAATCTCCTTGTGGAAACTTACATGCTGCAATTTCCAACCGTTTTCCGTTAATGGTTTTTTCCATCCTAACCGACCTGTCATCATTCCACCAGTGCAACCGTGCGATTTCGCCCACTGCCCTATGTCATGCTCCATGTCCATTATCTGATCCAATTCACCACCAGCAAGGAAAATGTTTATAACCTTCTTTCTAGGATATACCACAATTTCCGTAACTATGCACCCCCTTGGCGCTGCCCACAGTTGCATCTTGCTAGACGCAATCCCTGCAACAATGTCATCCCATTCATGCGTACCGTTGCAATGCACTAATGCTGCCTCAATCCAAGGCTTGCATCTTTCTAGGTCAGGGCTAAGTTTCCAGTGTTTCATCCATGCACCCGTGTGATTGCAAGCGTTGCCGCTGGCGTGTTTGGTGCAAATGCTTGCGTAAATGCTTCTAGCGTTCCGTTGGTGCTATCCACCGCTGTCATCGCTTCCAAGTAATCACCAGCGTTTACGTCAAACTTTGCAGAACGTGAAACAACTAGCGTTGCGCCATTCTGGTGCAAGCTGTTCTTCATTGTGGTATTTGGTACATCTGTGCCGTTGATTGCCGCCCAGAAATAGAAGTTCACCGTGCTAGATGACGTTGAGGTAATCTGCGCAGAAAACATCAAAAGGTATTCGCCAGCTTGATCAAACACAATCCGCGTAGGGTTTGTTGCGTCCTTGCTTATGCCTTGGCTACTTGTTGGATCGTCAAACAAGATCGCAATGGGCGATGATCCGCTTGGATAAGTTAGCTGAGAAGAACGCACAAAGTTAGCATGCCCATCCTCTAAAACGATCTGCACAAATGCGCCATTCTTGGATACAACGGGATACCCTGCATCGTCATCCCACAAGATAACGCCGTTTTCTGATGGGTTGTCGTCTGCTGTCTTGAAGTACAAGCGTGGAAGCTGCCTGCGCAAATATGCGGTAAGGTTATTGCCCCAAGCCTTAATATTGTCGCCAATCGGGGGTAGGACGGGTGCTGCCATTACCTACGCCCACCCGATTTTGCATCTACCCGCATTGTGCCAACACGCCACGCTGCGTAAGGTGTGTCACCCTCTACACGCATTCTGATCTGGCGACCTGAGAAGCGCACGGCAGTTGGGCTAGACGGTGTGTAAGGCCCATGCGTGTATTCTGTGTCGTTGGGGTAGTATCTGCTTTTAAACGTAATATCTACATCGCCCTGCGTCTTTTCATCAGGGATCAAGTCTGTGACTTGCATGATGTTATCGCCGTTACCAATGCTGATCGGGCCGCTTTCCGCGAATACAGATTGCTCTGTGCCAGCAACTGCATAAGATAGGCCCACTTCATGGTCATACATTGCACCGTCTGCACTCATAAGCATTGGGTATTCAAACACGCCGCGTGGCGCACCAGAAGTACGAGATAGGTTACCAATTAGCCAATGGTTTTCTTTGTAATCTAACGCGACATAACGATCTATTTCTGTGCTACTAGATGAACAGTAGAACCACCAGATTTCTCCAAACTGACCGTTTGTGAACGCCCATGTTTTGCTTTTCTGTGAAGTATTTATGTCGCTAAACACATAATCGTGAACATCGCACGGTATTTCAGAAACCAAGTTACCGTCAAAGCGAAAGAACCCACCGTTGCCCATCCAAAACACGCCCATATCAACGTCTGCCGCTGCTTTGCGGGAAATGATACCACATGCAGTGCCAACACGTTCAAAACCGTAAACATATGGTGGGCCGATGTAACGTGCTGTGTGTGCATCAATATCAGTAATAATTAGCGTTTGACCGCGTGTACGCATTGCCGCTTCAATCTGACCTGACGTTTGTAGTTCAATGTCACCAGCTTCATTTGTTGCTGCGGGTGTCCATGTTGTATTATCTTCACGGTCACACCACTGCACCTTGCGTGGGTTTGCGCCTGCACCTAGTGCAAAAATAAAGCGTTCCTCTGTCACAATCAGACCAAGATTATTCACTGGTGCATTACTGATTGCAGATGCTTTTGTAGATGCGCCTAACTGCCATTCCAGTAAACGCCCATCTGCGGTAGAACAAGCAACAAGATATTCACCCCAATTATCTACTGACCATGTGGTTGCAGCAACTAAGTTGCCAGTGTCTGGACGCGGTGTGCCGTAAGCGCCTGCACCGTAGAACCCATATCCGTAGCCAATATTAACCGCAGCATCCTCTAATCCCGCTGTTAGGTCTGTTGGGGCGATATTATATGCCGTACCGCCAGAAACCACTGCAAACAGTTCATTGTATGATCCCGCCGCAACATAGCGTGTGCCGTTGTTGCTTTCCCAAGTATGCATGCCGCGCGGTGCGTTTGTCGTAATGCTTGCGATGTTTTCATTTACACGCCAACCACCGATAGGACGCAGCGACCCATCACGCCAACGAACAAGTGATCCGTCACGCCAGCGACCAGATGCGTCCAACTCCGTACCTGTGCGGTAGAAGCCTGCGGGGATTTTAAGCGGTATGAGAGCCATGCGCGTTACTCTGGTTTAGTGGGCCAGTTGATGGTGTTTGGAAAGCCTGCTTGCTGCGGTACGTTGAGCAAGTCAGTACGATACTGCGACCACTCATTTTGTTTCTCTGTTGTTAAGTCTGCCCAGCGTAGTGGGTTGGTTACGATTGGGTCTACTTCGCTGGCTAACTTAGCGTCACGCTGAACTCTGACGGATGCAGCGACACGCGCATCATGGTCAGCTTGTGAAAATGCTGCAAAGTCATTGCCCACAAGAGACAACAACGCTGCGTTATCTATGGTCATATCCGTGTCATCAGGGTGTATAGTGTAGGGTATCCACCCATATACTGGATGATTTATCTCTACGTCCATTATAGTATTTTCTGCGTTCAGCGAACTAGCGTTACGATATTCTGTGATTTCTACACTCATCTTTATCTCCTATGACACACGGACAAAAAGCGAAGCACGGTTAATGTAGTGTGCCATTAGACGCCATGTACCCGTACTTGGGCTAGTGCCGACATTGTTAGTGCCTGACCCATCAGAATACGTCAGTTGGCTACCACTCACCGTACCCCCAGGTATTGGGCTTGGCACAACACTAGAAAGAGCAAAAGTATAAGTGCCTACAGCGGCGGCTGTCGTTGGCACAGATGTCAGATAATTTGATGGTACAGATGTAAGATAACCCTGAGTAGCATGATCGCCCCATCCATACGCCGTATTCCAATTGCTTATATCGGAAGTTGATGGAATTTGTGATGTCTGTGGAATTGTGTAACCACCAGCTAACGAAATTGCTAAAGTGCCGCTTGTTGTTATTGGTGATCCGCTTACAGACAAACCAGTAGGAACTGAAAGCGCCACACTTGTAACCGATCCAGTACCAGCCGATGCATTGATATACGTTTTGAGATCGCTAACTGCGACCTGCTTCATTGTCCCATCGTCATTAAACACAACACGATCAGCGTCAACAACTGTTGTAGATGTTGCTGTTGTGTTACCGTCTAAAACATTTACCTCTGTTGTTGTGACAGTTGCCCCATCAAGAATATTTAGCTCTGCCGCAGTTGACGTAACCGCAACACCGCCAATCTCCCAGCCTGATCCCAAATTAGGAGTAACCGTGTTTGTACCGTCAGCATTGCTGTTTATCTCTAAAACGACATCATCTAGTATCGTATTTAAGGTTGTTCCCCAACTATCCTCAGAACCACCTACTGTCGGTTTTGTGATCGTTATAGCCATCTAATTCTCCTTTAGGCCGCGTCAGTCCAAGTGTCGCTAGGACTAGATATTTCTGACCATATATCTGTTATATCAGAAACTTCGGCCCATGTCTTGGCCTCTGTTTCTAAAGAACTGTAACGGAATGATGCAGGTAAACTAGGAACCCCACTCAATATGTTATTACAACTTAGGCTATGATTTTGCCGTAGAAGTCCTGACGTTACAAAGGGCGCTACTCCTGTTATGTTATTTGCGGTAGCATTTATGTTTCTTACAAGTGCTGGCGCACCTAACGTTGGATTTCCAGTTACAAAACTGTCAGTTGGCATCAAGTTACCATATGCAACCAAACTGATAGAAGGCGAACCAAGCGTAATATCATTTGCCGTTAAATCGTGAAGTTCTGCAATTGATGGTGCGCCAATATTTGGAACACCCAACAACAAGTCATCAGCTACTACATTTGAAACAATAGAAGCCGCCACGCTCCCAATGATTGGCGTACCCACAGCAATACTGACTGCTTGTATTGAAACAAGTGTTTGAACGGCAATAGAACCAACATCTGGCGCAGCGCATTCTATATTATTAGCGGTGAAATCATGGTTTTGATTAAACGCAGCGCTTTGAACTACTGGCTCACCGCTAGACATATCCGCTGTGGTCAATGTCTCATATTCAGCCATGTTGGCGTTATTAACGACAGGATTGCTTACGCTAAAGCCTAATGGTGTAATGCTATGCTCTTGCGTGACAGAGAGCAAACCGATCAATGGCGATCCAGAAACTATCGCTGTAGCCGTTAAAGCGTTAACCTGTGTGATTGCAATTGATGCAACATTAGGCACACCACACACAACACTGTTGACCGTTAAGTCGTGTACTTGTGTGAATGTCGTGCTTTCTACACTTGGTGCGCTAGTAGAAATCAATGTAGCCGTTAAGTCGTGGCCTTGTGTAATTTGACTTGATGCAATAGATACTGCACCAGATGAAACACCATCAGCCGCTAAGTCTTGATCTTGTGTGATAGCAGGGGTGCCGAGGCTAGGCGATCCCGCTTCACATGCATCAGCAAGCAAGTGCGCTTCATACTCAATAGATGCAACAGAGGGTGCGCCAACATTAATGTTGGATGCTTGGATGTTGTGTTCTTGTGTAAGTGTCGCGCTTGATACACTTGGTGCGCCAGTTGAAACCGATGTAGCCGCAAAGGTTTCATCCTCTGCCATATTCGCGCTAGTGATAGAGACTGCACCTGATGTAATGACTGAGGCGGTAAGATCATGCTCTTGCGTCAGTGTGAGTGACGCTATGGATGGTGGCCCCGCCGCAATATTGTTACAAGTTAGCCCATGCTCCTGAACAAATGATGTAGCATCCGCAACCTGTGGTGCGCCCGTAGCTACTGCATCTGCGACCAGATCGTGTTCTTGTTCAAACGCTGGGCTGTTTGCTACTGGTGTTCCAGTAACAATTGATGTTGCCGCTAGATCATGTACCTGTGTGAATGTAGGCGAACCGATACTTGGTGCGCTTGTGAGGATACCAACAATATCATCAACCACGGTGATGGTGTTACCCATGCCGTTGCCGTGAACAGTGCAGTAATATCTTAGGCTATCTGGCGCGTTGCTAGGAACAACAAAAGTAACTGTTGCCCCAGATGATCCCGCCGTGCCTGATGAAGTAACACCAGATGTGTAGCTATTACCGCCGCTGTCTTTGAATGCTAATGGATGCCCACTGTTAGAACTGTCTGATACATCAAAGATATAAGTCTTGCCGCGTTCTAACGTTAAAACTGGTGCTGTTGTTCCATCTATTGCAAACTTATTACCGCCATCATTAACAACGGTTACGATCTTAGTAATCGTATTAAGATCAAAGTCGTGATCTTGGGTTATTCCTGTAGATGCTACAGATGGATTGCCCGCCGCGATGTTGCTTGCTGTTAAGCTAGTAACTGCGCGATCATCAACGCCACTATCTGCTAATGGCGCGGATGCTAATGGGCTAAATCCAAGCATTTAGTTATCCCTCAAAAGCTGATGTTGTGGGCGTAAAGTTAGAAGTGTATCGGGCTAGACCCTGTGTAAGACGGAAATCCTCAATATACCCAGCCATTAAGTAACTTGAATTGTCGTAATATCGCGAACCCAATCTTACTTGTGTGCTTGTTAACGATACTGAAATCGTAGCTGATCCCACAGAGGTGCCGTTAACATAACCTGTTACCGTTGTGCCGTTTCTTACCACCGCTACATGCTGCCAAGTATTTAAGGTAAATTTATTACCAGAAACAAACTGATTTACAGCCGAACCGTTGCCGAGCCACCATTGATCCGCAGATACTATTACACCAGTACCAGATACCTCTCCACCTGACGACCACGCACTTCCATAAGAACCTAGGCTTGTCGGATATAGCCAACATTCATATGTAAAATCTTCTGTTCCGTGTGCTTCAAAATTAAGATTAACAAAGTCCCCTGAACCATCCAAATAAATGCTGTCAGACCACTTGTATTGTGTAGTTGATGCAGTGGTATTTCCAGAAATGGAAGGAAGTTTACCACTAGCTGCGTCCCAGATTTCATGTTTGTTTGAACAGGTAAGCAATTGAGTGTTTGTGATCGCAGTAAGTGGCTCAGTAGGTGGGGTAAAGTCAGAGGTGTAAACGGCTGAACTTACTATTCTGAAATCAGCAAGATTGCCATGAAATTGACCTCCACCATTATCTTGTCGCTGCCCAATTCTTACTGTTGAAGCAGTTGTATTGATATTCGATGTGTATGTAAGACCAGTATCTTTAACCCCATTCACAAACGAATTTAACGCGCCACTATTTCTAACAAATGCAACATGCGTCCATTGCTTTGCACTTGTCGTAAGATTTGCTGTTGTTAGCTTATCCCCGCCGCTACTGTAAAGCACAATGCCGTTGTTTTTAAACTCTAAGTTCCACCCATTATCATTCCAAACTGCCCTCGCATCAGCAATTACATCGCCGTTTGTGTAGTTGTCTGGATACATCCAAAACTCAATTGTAAAGTCACCTGTGCCAAAATCCATAGCTGAGGAGGTTGTAGAACTTAGATAATCACCACTACCATCAAAATATACAGAACCACCATGTGAAGATTTGCTGTAAGATACAGCTAGATCGTGATGCTGATTTATAGAAGTTTCAAGATTACCATAAAGAGTTATTGTGTGATCATTAGAACTACCATCAATGAAGGGGAACTGCCCTTGCGCTAGTAATACTTTAGTATTGCTGTCGCTATCAAAGTTTTGAGTATGAACAGTTAGTGACGAAGAAGTAGCTGTGTATCTCTCTGTGTCTGAAATTCTAAAATGTGAAAGACTTCCGTTTAAAAGCGTATATCCTGACGCGCCCGTTCCCGCACTTGAGCTACCAATATAATATGGGTTTGATGCAACCGTTCCTGTGACTGTTGAGTTTGAGCCAATCCGACTTCCATTTACGAAAAAACCTACATTATTTGAACTGTCTCTAACTAGAACAACATGGTTCCAATCCGTGCCATTGTATCCACAAGAACTGAAAGATAAAGAAGTTCCCGCTATTTTTACATAGGTTATGTCAGAACTGAGGTAATCTGTAGAGATAGAAAGATTTGTATCCTGTATGCCTTGATCTAATAGATAAATTGCTGCACTGCCGTTATTACTTTTAAACCAAAATTCAAACGTAAATGCTCCTGTAAATGCACCCAATGCAGGAGTTTTTAAGTAATCGCCAGTACCATCAAAATCTATTTGATAACCTTTTGGATGATATGGTGTAAATGCTGTTGAGGTTACATTCCCAGTTTCTGTAATTGTTAAGCTGTTAGATGATGCATCAACCTGATTGTCAGATGATGAGGCATCAGCCTGTAACAATAATGTTGTATATCTAGTGTTTTCGATAGTGAAAGAAAGGCTAAAAACATTGGCACTTGTAGCCTGATTAATCCCGTCACTTGCCGTAAATGTAAGCGTAAATGAACCAGCATAAGCCTGTGTTGTAGTAGGTGTAACGGTAAACTGGTTAGTGTTTGCGCCTGTACCCTGTGATACAGTAGCCGTTGTCCCGCCGCCATTAGTTAAGCTGCCAGACGTTACTGAATAGCTATAGGTAAGCGGAATGTCCTCTGGGTCAGATGCAGTGATAGTAATTACCGTCGCTGTTCCATCTGTCGATAATGTAAATGGTGTCGTATTATTATTAGCATCTTGAACTGACGTAATGCTTGGGTTGGTATTGACCAAAGCAATGTTGTACCAGCCTGTGCCGTTGTTGATATACAAACGGTTGTTGCCTGAGACATAAGCCATATCCCCTGCGCTGTTGCCAGTAAGAGGTAGATCGCCAATAGCTGAATATGTAGTAACACCACCGCCGCTTGCTGCATCCGCTAGAGAAAGAACGCCAGAACCATTTGTTTGCAATACTTGACCGCTAGTTCCATCAGATGTTGGAAGCGTAAACGTATCCAAGAATGATTTAAAGTTGCTGCTAGGAAAGCCGTAATGCGCAACCGTTAAGATGTCATCCGCTGCCGCCGCAGATTGTAGCGTGACGGTTGTAGAATTAATCGTGTAATCTGTGGTTAGCTTTAGCAAAATACCATTCAAAAACACCGCCGCCGCTGATGGGTTGAATGTACCCGTGAATGTAGTTTGCCCTGATGTAGCCGTATATACGGTTTCCTCATAACCATCATTTACACCGCCGCCGTAGGTATGCACTTGAACAATATCGCCAGTGGTTGCACCAGATGTCAGGGTAACAAGGGATGATGTAAGCGTGTAATCTGTTGTTGGAACAAGCAAGATGCCGTTCTTATACACTTCCGTTTTATCAGTAGCATATGTGCCAGCAAATTCAGTCTGTCCTGATGTCGCTGTGAAGTTGGTTGAACTAAAGCCGCCTGTAAGGTTTAACTCAATATCGCTTGCGCTGGGGCTAATGAATACAACCGCAGAACCGCTAAGACTTAAAAGCGATCCTGTAGAACTAGATGATAGTGTGCGTGATAAAGTTGTGCCGCTTGAAGTATAAGTACCAGTGCCTATCTCCCAAGCCGTGCCATCTTCAATGACATAACGAACTACATCGCCGTT